GAATGTGGAAGGCGCATGGTTGCTTTGGCACGCCAGTTTATGACTGGCGAACAAGTTGCCCGTGTCATCGGCAAAGATGGTGAACCCATTTGGATTCAATTTGACCGTGACTACTTGGAAGGTGACTTTGACTTTGAAGTAGCCGCAGGTTCAACACAACCACACAACGAATCCTTCAGACGACAAATGGCTTTGCAAATGGTTGACGCTATGGCACCGTTCGCTGGTGCAGGAATTATTGACATGGCTAAACTTGCCGCCTATGTGCTACAGATGGGCTTCGGTGTCAAAAACCCTGACGAGTTTTTGGCTAAAGCCGCACCTGCTGGACCTGAAATGGGTGGCATGCCTCCTGCTGGTGGACCTCCTGTCCCTGCTGGACCTGAACAAATGCCACCTGCCGAGGGTGGTGCAGGTTTGCCGTTAAACGGCGACCCTGCACAATTGGCTGCACTATTGCAAGGACAACCCCAGCAATAGGGAACAACTATATTAATATATAGAGCAACCATTTAGGACTCAGGAGAAAACATAATAATGACTGATGAAGTCGTAAACACGCCAGCCGTGGAACCCCAAGGGTCACCCGTTACGGAAAGCGTTTCAGAATCCACAGATACATCGCCAACGCTAAGTGTAGAGGAATACTCTAATCATAGAGTTCCAGTAAAGTTAGATGGTGAAGAACTTCAGGTTCCTTTATCTGAGGCAATTGCAGGTTATCAACGCCAAGCAGATTACACTCGTAAGACGCAAGAACTATCTCAGCAACGGGAGCAATTCCAGTTTGCTAGTGCGCTTGAAGCGGCTTTAGAGCGTGACCCTGCGTCAACAATAGAATTGTTGACCAAGCATTATGGTATCAGCCCTCAACAGGCTGTTGACATTATTGCTGATGGTGATGACTTTGAAATGCTAGACCCGCAAGAAAAGCGCATCAAAGAATTAGACCAGCGTATTGCATCGTTTGAGGACTACCAAAGTCAACAGCAAGTTGAACGAGAAGTTCAATCACTACAGCGAAAATATCAGGATTTTAATATCCAAGAAGTTGTCACAGCCGCTTTGCGAACTGGGTCAACAGATTTGGAAGGCACTTACAAGCAGATTGCGTTTGACAAAATGATGGCAAAAGCAGAGTTAGAACGACAGGCAGCCGAGAAGCAGCAACAGACCGTTAATGGTGTTGTTGAAGCAAAACGGCAAGCCAGTGTTGTATCGGGTGGTTCATCCGCTACAGCGTCAACCACTAGCGAAACTTACGAACCCATCACTAGTGTGCGTGAGGCTTGGGAAGCCGCCAAACGCTCTATGGGCGCAGTATAAACCAACTAACTTTCTTTTAGGAGAATATAATGTCTAACGCAAACTTTGATGCGCTGTTGTCAACAACGCTCGCAAATTACCGTGACCAACTCACGGACAACATCTTTACGGCACGCCCGTTGACCTACTTCCTTCAGGACAAGGGTCGCATGCGCATGCTTAACGGTGGAACCAAAATTGTTGAACCACTCATCTACGGCACCAACGCAACTGTTGGTTCGTACAGTGGCTACGATTCAATCGCTTTGACAGCACAGGCTGGCATCACGGCTGCTGAATACGATTGGAAGCAGTACGCTGCTTCTATCGCAATCAGCGGTATTGAAGAAGCCAAGAACAACGGTGAACAGGAAATCATTAACCTGTTGGAAGCCAAAATCATGCAGGCTGAAGAGTCCATGCGTGAAGGTTTCAACCAAATGTTCTTCGCAGACGGAACTGGCAACAGTGGCAAGGACTGGAACGGTCTTGGTAACTTGGTTGAGGCTTCGGGAACTGTTGGCGGTATCAACCGTGCAACGACTGGCAACGAGTACTGGCGTTCATACGAGGAGAACACCGCAACTGCGTTGACTCTTGCTCAAATGTCCACCGCTTACAACAGCGTTTCTGTTGGTAACGACCACCCTGACATGGTTCTGACAACTCAGACTTTGTTTGAAAAGTATGAGGCTCTTTTGCAGCCACAACTTCGTTACACCGACACCAAGACAGCAGATGCTGGTTTCCAAAACCTGTTGTTCAAGGCTGCTCCTGTTGTTTACGATGAGCATTGCACCGCTGGTATTGTGTACTTCTTGAACAGCAAGTACCTGACCTTGGTTGGTCACTCAGGCAAGTGGTTTGAACAGACCGCTTTTGTTCGTCCTGAGGACTTGGATGCTCGTTACGCACTCATCATGTGCTACGGCAACTTGACCTGTCGCAACGCTGCGAAGCAAGGCAAGTTGACCGCCAAGACGGCGTAAGTTAACCGATTATGGCGATGGGGGCGCAAGCCCCCATTTCCAACTTATTAAAAAAAAAACTTTAAAATTTAGGAGAAAAAAATGCCACTAAAATCAAACGACAATGGTGCAATTGACCGTACACGACTCGCCGCTTGGGCAGCCAAGGAAGAGTTGGTATCGGTAGTTGCAGCAACTGACGCAGCAACCGTACAAGCAGCAGCAACTCTTGCTGGTGCAGCAACTACACTGTACACGATGACCCCAACGGCAAGCCGTACCTTGACCACACCAACTGGTGCGGAACTTGGTGCAGCGTTCACAGATGAGGGTGTCGGTTCAAGTTTCCGTTTCACCGTTGTCAACGCCGCAGCAGCAACCCACCCAATCGTGGTAACTGCTGGTGCTTCGGGTGTAACACTTGTTGGTGTAGCAGCAACCTTCTCGGTTGCAGCAGCATCATCTGCATCGTATATTGCAGTGTTTACTGCAGCGAACACGGTAAGCATCTACCGAGCATAATTCCTACCATTTAGGAACATTAATCATAATGGTGGGAGGCAGAAACCTCCCACCATTATTTATATCTAGGAGTATTTATGCCAGTTAAATATAACATTTTGTCCAGTCATGCTGACGCTAAACCAAAAGCGGGGACAGTTACATCTAACTATCCGCCGAAATCGGCTAAGTCGGGTAAGTCCAAAAAGTCTAAGAAGTCTGTTAAGGGTGGTTACTAATGCCAAGAGGAAAAAAATCCACTGCACCTCGTAGGCGACCCAGTGCATCAGGTGATGCTTGGAACCGTAATGATGAAAAGTTGTATGGCATCATGGGTGGAAAAGATAAAACAAAATATGCTGAGGACCAAGCAACTTACCGTCAGTTTGGTCGTACCTATGGTGGACCAACTGATGCTGTTAGCGTGGGAGAACGAAAACGCCGTGAGGCTGGTAATTTTTCGTTTGGTGAAAAGCCAAAAAAGCGTGCAATTACTGCAAAAGAAGCAAAAGCAATAGCGGGTAAAAGGATTAACCCACTATCGCCAATGATGAGTCGTTCAGCACAATCCAAGCGTATGACAAAGCAAGCACAAACTATTGCTATGGACAAAGTAAAAAAGAAGCGTGCTGTCTCTGCTGACAGTAAGCGTAAAACTGGTCAAGCAATTGATATGTTGGGCAAAAAGAAGGCTGCCCCCTCTAAGCCACCAAAAAGGAGTTCTCGTAGAGGAATACCAAAAGAAAGACAGCGTAGGGGACAATAATGCGTAAACCTGCTATAGAAGCCCGTGTCGGTCATACCCGTGGTTTGGATGACATCATTGAACCACTTGTTAAGGCTGGAATTAAAAAGGCTAAGAAACCTATCAAAAAAGCGTTAAAGGATGTTCCTGATAAGAACTATAAAAAGAATCCTTATAACTCTAAGGGTGGTTTGACCAAGAATTATAAAGATTATGTTATGCGTAACAGCAAAGGCGACTACTAGTCATGGCTTCTATGAAACCTAAGGGCATTGTTGATGATATTGGCAAGCAAATTGCACGATTAGTCAAACGGGGTACTCCTACTGCAAAGAAGGAAATTGCTAGACTTAGGGGTATTCAGAATACTTACATGTCGGATGCTGCTCGTAATTCACGGGGTTTACAACGCAACATTAAGGAATGGGATTCACGAATTGGAAGATTTGATTATTCGGTTGCTGACGCACAGCAGGCAAAGAGCGTTTCTGCAAGACTTCGTGAAGAAGCCCGTCAGCGTGGACTTAAAGCCAAGTCACAAAAAATTGGTAAGAAAGAACAGGCAGATGTTAAACAATCGTTGATGCAGGCTGCTAAGCGTGATGACATGGCTAAAGCCCGTAAGGCTGCAGGGGGACGCAACAACCCGAACGCTGTGAAGGCTAGACAGAAGAAGGCTGCTAACGCTCGTAAGGCTGCTAAGCCAAAGCCTGCTGCTGGTGGTGCTGGTAAAGGTCCGAAGAATCCTAAAAAGACTGGTATTGCTTCAGCACCTAAGGGTCCTAAGAAACCTAAAAAGTAATGGCTATGGTTAAGCCGAAGAAGAAGGCTGCTGGCATTTCTCGGGATGATTTAACAAAGTTTTTGTTAAACAATCTTGTCGGTGCTGAGTCGTTGGCTTTGGGTAAACAGGCTGCCGATTTGGATACTCCACGGAACACTCAGGGTAGTATGGCTAATCAGTTTGGTGCTGCTGGTATGAATGATTATGCTCGCAAGTTGTTGGCTCAACTTGGGTTGGCTGGTCAGGCTGTTGCTAAAAGCAATGTTGCCGATTTTGTTGGTGTTAAAGATGCCGCCAAGTTTTCCGAAAAGGGTAAACCTGAGGATGCTTTGATGGCTATGTTAAGTGTTGCGCCTATTGGTTTGGGTAAGGTTGGTAAGCGTCTTAAAAAGACTGGGGCTACTGGGGCTAAAATTGCTGGTGGTATGGTTCCTAATGATATTAAGAATTTGTTGCGTATTCTTAGTGGCGGTCAAGACCAGTAATTCAAGGAACATATACGCTATTTGTATATGATTAAGAACTCTGTCCCTGCTCACACCCTTTATGGGGAACCTCAAACTGGTTCCCGTTTGGCTATTATCCAAACGGGGTCTAGATTGGCTGCACCTAGTGGACCGTACATTGGTCGTGGCGACAAATGTACGGCTAACGATGATTCCTGTGGGGCTAACAAGGTGCGTGGACAAGAACTGTGTGCAGGTCATTTAAGGCAACATAATAAGCAGAAAGGGGACTAAGTGGCATACGCTCAAATGAACGCAACTTCGTTGCGTCAAGCAGTACGGGACATCACCGATTTGGATGCTACCGATTTACCTGATGCTTTGCTAAATCTTTATATTCGTGACGGCTATTACCGTATTTTGGATATTGAGAAGCGTTGGGATTTTCTTGCAAAAACTTTTACTTTTAACACTGTTGCCGACCAGCGTGCATACAGTATTGATGCTTTTACTGCTGACCCTATGGCGCAGATTGTTTCCATTGTGGACAACACTGGTGTTGGTTCTCGTTTGGATATGGTTTCACATGATGAGGCTGAGAACACTTATATTGGTTCGTATGACACTAGTAGCGACCCTTTGTTTTACACTATTTGGGAAGGCAAAATCCATTTGTATCCAAAGCCGAACGATGTTCGTACTTTGATTGTTCGTGGTTATCGTGAACCTATTGATTGGGTTACGACTGGCGGCAATGTGGATGCTAGTCCTAATTTGCATTTTGCTTTAGTTTATTATGCTTGCAGTCGTGTTTATCAACGGCTTGAAGATGTCGCTATGGCTGATGTGTATAAGCGTTCTTTTGATGAGGGTGTTGCTTTGGCTGTCAAAAACATTAAGACCCCTAACAGTCATGCGCATTTGGTGTTGTCTGCTGGTTATACCGCTGGTCGTCCTACTTTTAATGGTTGGATGACTCGCATGGGGCAGGGTTTGAAAAGTAATCAATAATGGCTGGTTTAAACATTACAGAGGTGAGCGATTTCACTGGTGGTCTGAACTTTCGTGCAGACCAATTTCAGTTATCCACTTTTGAATCACCTGACATGAACAATGTTGAAATTGACCCTAGAGGTGGTGTGTTTAGTCGTGGCGCATATCGTCAGTTGAACACTACTGCAATTGCTGGTACTTGGAGTCCACAGAAGTTGTATTCTTTTAGTGGTGCCACGCCAACAATTATGTTGGCTAACAGCACCAAAGTTTATAAATCAACTGGCGGCAACTTCACTACTTTGCAGTATTCTTCGGGTAACGATATTGTTTCTACTAGTGCGCATGGTGTTTGTATGGCGCAGTGGGCTGACTCAATGTATATTGCTACTGGTTCCAGTGGTAGCGGTGGTTATGTTTGGAAAACATCCAGCACTTACGCCACAGCATTGACAGCATCGGGTACTAATCCGCATGACTGGCAAACCACCCCTGATGCTACGCAACGCAAAATGCCCACAGCAGAACATCTTCTTGTCCACGCTAATAAAATGTGGGCTGCCAACACTACCGAGGATGGAACATATTATCCCAACAGATTGCGTTGGTCTTTGGAGAACGCTCCCGAAAACTGGGACGAGGACGACTATTTTGATATTGTTGGTGGCGGTAACGGTATTACTGGTATGGCTGTTGCTTCAGGGCAACTTGTTGTTTTCAAACCCAGTGCTGTTTACATTATTTTTGGTTACGCTTCCGACAACTTCCAAGTTGTTGAACTAACAACCCGTTTGGGTTCTATCAGCCATCACTCTATTGCTCAGGCAGATGATGGCGTATATTTCTTTAGCCATAATCAGGGACTATATTTTTATAATGGTTCAACCATTAAAGACATGTTTAACAATTTGCGTACCGCAATTGACTTGAATCATATTAACCCTGCTGACCATGAATCTATTAGTGTTTCTTATGTTGGTCGCCGTGTTTGGATTTCAGCACCATATTCCACTGATAGCACTCCTACTTCTCCTACGGTTAATTTTGTTTTAGACCCATCTATTCGGGGTGGTGTTTACACAAAGTTTTCTTCACATGATAATTACGGTTTGGTTGGTGGTTGCAACTGGACTGATTCTTCCAAGAATGATTATCGTTTAATGTGTCATCCTACACAAGCGTATGTTGTAAAGGTTGACATGTATAACGAAGAGTCGGACAACATTTCGGGTACTGATGTTGCTTTTTCTAGTTATTATAAAACCCGTTGGTTTGATGGCGGTTCTTATATGCAAAAGAAAATGTTTCGCAGACCCGATTTTGTTGTTAAGGAATCTGATGCGGCACAAAACATTACAGTAAAAATTTATCACGACTTTGTTGAGGGTGAAGGTAACGAGCAAAAGATTTTTGACATTTCCCAAACACCTGCAGTGTCGGCTTTGTTGTGGGGTTCGGGTTTATGGGGTGAAGATTGGGCTAGTGGTGCAGCAAGTTCTATTGTTCTTGCTGGTCGTAACCTTGGTTTAGCAAGGTGTGTCCAACTGGAATTTATTGGTCCCTCTAGTCAAAAATGGGGTATTAACAGTATCGGTTACAAATATCAAGCACGAAGGATTAAAGGTTAATTATGGCAACTCTTAGTATTCCAAACACTTTTGTCAACGGCACACCTGCCGTTGCCACAGAAGTTAACGCAAACTTTAACGCTGTAAAAACATTTGCTGAAGGTATTTCAGCAGGGACAAACTTGGACGATGGTTCAATCGTTTATAGCAAGTTGGCTGCCGCTACGGTTACGGCTTTGACTGCTGCTGGTGACGGTGACCAAGTGGTTTTGGGTTCACAGATTTTCGGCTGATGCAAAACGGCTGGCAAACTCCCTTTCTGTCCGTGCTGACAGGTACAGATAAAGATGCTTTGCAACGCATTTTTTCTTCTCTTCAGGTTGAGTTGTCACGGTTGCAGGAAGAAATTGATTTATTGAAGAGTGCCAACTCTTCTACCAACAAGGAACGGACGAGGTATTAATATGAGTATGTATGATGCGTATTCAGGTGATTATGGGCTGACTGAGGCTGCGGCTATCCGCAGAAAACAGCAGCGTTCTATCGCTAATACACAGTCTGCAATGTTGGGTCAGCAGCGTGGTTCACGCAAACTTGCCGATATTAGCCGCAAATATGTTGAGGGTTTCGGACCTAAAATGGCTCAATATGGTAGGCGTGGATTGGCTGGTCCTAATGTTCAGTCAGGTATTCAACGCAAAGGTTTGGAACAGTATGCCCGTGGTTTGCAAGAAAGTTTGGGTGCTGAAACAAGCAACATTCAGGACGAGTTGAATCGTATCAGTATGGAGGAGGCAAGCAATCAGGCTGACTTAGAGGCTTATATTGCTGATTTAAAGTTGCGTAAAAACCAATCTATTGTTGATGCCGCTACTGCGTTGCGTCAACTTCAAGGATACTAATTATGGCTATCACTTATGTTAATGGTCGTCTTGTTCGCACCTCAGAGGGTGACAAGGCTATTGCTGCAGCAAAAATTGCGAAGCAACTTCAGGAAGAAAATGCTGCACGCTTAAAAGGTTTAGAGAAGCAACAAAAAAGTTATGTTCCACCAAAGGTTTCAAATCCTGCAGGTGCTGGAACTCCTCCAGCAGCAGGAGCAGGTCCAGCGGCAGGTGGAGCAGGAATGGTAGGAAAGGCTAATATGACACCCGAACGAAGTTATGTGGAGCAGCAACTCGCTATTTTGGGTATGAAAGATACTCCTGCTAACCGTGCAAAGTTGCGTAACGAGTATCGTACTGACCAAGCCAAAATTGAAGCCGACACAGCGAAGGCTGCGGCGCAAACCGCTGGCGACCAAAGTGCATTTGAAGCAATTTTAAATGCGGCTACTGGTTATGAATCTACAGCAAAGACTGCTTCCGAAAAAGCGTTGGATGCTTTAAGGGAACTTTATGCTCCACAGGAAACTGCTTTGGGAACTCAGAAGCAGAAACAGATTGATTTGTTGAAGAGTGTGTTAGGTCAGTCTGCTGCCGATATTAAAACTGGTGAAGAAAACTTTATTTCAGGTATTCGTCCTACTACTGCTTATACTGATTTGCCGTTGACGGCTTTGCCGCAACAGCAGAACGCTTTAATTGCTGCTTTACAATCGCAAGGTGCGGGGACAGGTGAGGTTCAGGCACAGCAGGCTTCTGATGCTGCATTAAACGATTTCACTAGGCAGTTGTTGCAGCGTTCCGCTGCACAGTATGGTGATGTTCAACAAAACTATTTGAACTCGCTTATTAACGCTGGTCGTGGTGCTTCTCAGGCTGGTCGTGACTTTTTGTCTTTGGAAAAGCCACGGCTGGAATCAGGTATTCAATCTAAGTATGATGAGTTGTTGGCTAGTTTGGCTGGTGACCGTGCTTCAGCGGAATCTGATGTTCAGAAGCGTTTGCAGGATGCTTTGGATGAGGCAGCCAAAGTCCGTGTAGGAGCCACAGAGAAATACCCTATGGCTAAGACACCTGTGGTCCCTGAGGCTCCCACAACGCCTCCTGACACGGCTGGTGGCATGCCCAAGTTTGACAGGATGCCTGATGCAGCACCCAAAATGGAGGGTGATTTGTTGAGCGAAGAGGAGCGTAAACGCCTTAAAGAATTTGTTGATTCTTTGAGTGGTGGAACTTTGAGGTTCTAATGGCTATCAAAAAAACTCCTTGGGCTTCACAAGTTGTCCCTGCTGGTCCTACCAAAATTTTGGGTCGTACCATTAGTACACCACCCCCATCACCTAATCGTGATGATTTGCAAACAACTGAACAAAATGCGTTGGAACGCATTATTTCTGACCCGACTATTGACAAAAAAGATAAAAGTCGTGTAGCGGAACAACTGATTGCAATTACTCGTCAAGGCAAAGACCGTCCACCTGTGGGTGGCGGTGGAGGTATTATAGGTCTTGCTAAGACTGTTGGTGGAGCCGTGTTGGGTGCTACAGGTTCTGCTGTGCGTGCAACGGGTCAACTTCCCGTTATAAAACAAACTGTTACCCCAGCGGTAAAAACCACCATGACTGGTTTGGGTTATTATAATCGTTTTGTTCAAGCAGCCGCAGCCGATGCTGCACAAGTAATTTTGCGTCCTTACACTCAGTTGGGAGTCAAAATAGATGAACTCACTGAGGGAACATTTTTGGAAAGCAAAAATGCTGAACGCCGACTCAGGGACGCAAAATGGTATGACGAAAACCGTCCAACTTTTGAACGATTTGTTAGCCGTATTAACGATAAAGAGTTTGGTTTGTTTGGTAGTGACCCAAACAAAAATGTTGCCAGTCTTGGCAGCGACACATTAAACACCGTAGCACAAGTTGCTACAGAAATTTATGTTGACCCACTAACCCGTTTTGGTGTTGGCGCACATGTCAACATGGGCTACTCAGGTAGAACTGCGTTGGCAATGGAATTTGGTACAGCAGAAATGTTAGCCAAATACCCTATATTGAATAATGCTGGTGTTATTGACCGCATTGGTCGCCTTGGTGCCGCAGGCATCCCCAAGGCTGTTGCTAAAGCAGAAGGTATCAACATGGGTTTGCGTTATGCAGGTGTTGTAATTCCTAGGACTGGTGGTGCTGAGCGTGCGTTTGCCGCAACATTCGGTAGGGCTAGAGCAGGTATTGGTGATGTTGTTTTCAATAACAAAACTGGCAAACTTGCTTCAACTATTGGATTTGTTGGCGAAACAGTTTTGACACCAAAAAGCCAAAAGGGTTTGCGTGAAGTTGGTTTTGGTCGTGGACGAGGTTTAACTAACGAGGCTTTGATTCCCAAGTTGGTTGAGTTCACTGGTTCTCGTTATGCGAAGGCTGCTGTAGCAACTTCGCTTAGTCGTTATAATCAGGATTTGTTGGAGTTGATTAAGCGTCAGCGTGAAATGACTGGTCAGGGTGCTAGGAACAAGTTGAAGTTCGGTGTTCGTGAGGATGCTGCAGCAAATCTTTATAAGTATGTTGAAATGCCTGAGTCTGAGTTGGTTGTTCAGCCGATTAGTGAGGAACTTAAACAGTTGGCACGGGACACCAAAATTTGGCAAAATTCTGTTCGTGATGATGTCAACGCTAAGATTCTTAAATTTGGTTCAGATTATGGTGTTAATGTTCGTCAAATTGGTTTGATTGATGATTATATTCATCACAGAATTAGCACTGCAGCACGAAATTGGGTGACTTCTGAAAAAGGTAAACTTGCTCAAAGTGCTGGTTCGTTCCGTAGTGCAGATATAACTACGAAAGATTTGACGGACCCGAATGGTCCGATGATGTTCCGTAAACTTCGTGCGCCTTTTGTTGACCCTGATACTGGTGAAACTGTTACTTCAACCTTTTTTGGTAGGGAAGTTAAAACTGGCAGCATTGATGAATTGAACGACATTTTTAAGGACCATTTGCGTACTTTGAAAGATGCTGCTGGAAACAGGTTGTATGCCGAAGATAAGTTGTTTAACTGGTTTGAAACAGATTTTGTTTCTGTTATGGATTCTTATGCTTTTTCTATGGCTAAGGCTAAGGGTCGTGAGGCTTTTGCAAGACGGGCAATGGATTTTGGTTCAGACATCATTAAGCCGATGCTAAAAGAAGTTATTCCTGATAAGGCTTTGGTTGCTAGGTTGACTGAAGTTCATGCAAGTTTGTTGACTATGCAAAATAAGTTGCGTTCACGCATTGGCGTGAACCAACAGTTGACTAAAGATTATGCTACTACAGCGGTTAACACTGCACGAAACTTTTTGCGTGGACAAACCAAGGCTAGGAAGTTGAATCAGAAAGAAATTGACACTCTGTTTAGGCGTTTGGATGAGGCTATTTTTAAACTTGGCGAGTCGCATCAGTATGCTTTGACTTTGGAAGCAACGCAGCGTGGCGAGTTTGCTATTATGCACTCGGCTTTGCTGGAAGAAGTTACGGTGTTGCGTGCGGCTATTGATAACCCTGACCGTTATGCGGCTACTATTCAGTTGCGTGAACTTTACACACAGATGTATCCAAACGCTACGCCTGCGATGTTGGACAAGAAGTCTCCTGAGTGGTTGGCAGAGAAGATTCTTAATGGTCGTGGTATTCCCGCAGCCCGTGAAACCCGTGTCATTAACGCCCGTCTTAAAGAGTTGCGTACACAGATTGATTCTATTCCTTCAGGCGAACAGTATGCTGCCGCCCGTGCTGAACTTGAATCACAGTATTATGATTTGGAACAAGTTGAGT